TTCAAACTGAATAGTAAATGAGTAATATAGTTCATGCATACAGAATGTGGATGTTTAATAAATATATCCATTCCTATTTAATCTTTATTTTATATTATATTATCCGTGTTTTTTAAATATTTTATACGAATAACTCTTTATGATGGAGATCCAACTTGTGTTTTCAATTATGTTTTACACCGTCCAACACGCCGTTGGCGATGCCCTTATGGGCTAAAATGGGAAATTTCCATCTTTGGATCGTTGGCAATGCTCAACCCCCGTGTTAATCATGGTTCGAAGAATACATCTATTTAGAAACCTATAGTGTAGGTAAAGTTTATACCGAGTGAACAACACTCCATGTCGATGAAACATGTCTGATGTGCCATTCAAGGCATTTTTCCAGCCTCATCGTAATCGAGTTCACGGGAGCGAATCACCGATCTCGAGTCTCCGCTGTACTATTATAATTTCTTTTCCTTGAGTTATTTTTATTTACCCCATAAGGGCATCGCCTACAACGTGTTTGACGGTGTAAATTAATAAATACAATTTGGGTTTTTTAGGATATCTTAAAAATAAAAATTTATATCGTAAGTTTAAAAATTCAATATATAAATTTCATATTAGTAACTGAATTCATAAATTTAATTTAAAATCTCCGGTTTTAAACGGTATCTTTCTCATAAAAAAATTTAATCCATTTTTTACACTAATATTTGTAAATTAGTTTAAATAAATGGAAACTATATAAGAAATGACATCATTGAATATCATTGAATTGATAGAAAAGAGTCCAATTACCAGATTAAATAAAGAATATGAACATCGTTTTATAGAAAAAGTTAAACAAACTTTTACAGAAGATGAACAAAAATTATTTTTATCAAGCTTCTTTATGTATTTAAATTATGATCAAAATAAGGATTTTGTCGTAGATTTTGAATTTGTTTGGAAATACCTAGAATTTAGTAGAAAAGATAGTGCTAAACGATTATTAGAAAAACATTTTACAAAAGATATAGATTATATAATAAATTCTATTCGAACAGAAATAATAATTCCCACAAATTTTGCTCCACTTAAATGTGGAACAGAAATTAATGATGGAAATGATACTGTAAATGAAAATAGAGGAGGACATAATAAAGAGAATATTTATTTATCTATCAATACATTCAAGAAATTTTGTTTATATTCAGACACAAAAAAATCTCATACAATTCACAATTATTATATTAAACTGGAAAATTTAATTCAAGAAACTCTTAATGAAGAAACCCAAGAATTAAGAGAACAATTAATGAAAAAAGATGAGGCATTAATGGACAAAATTGAACAATATAATAAATTACAGGAAAATCATAATAGGATTTTGTATAAAAGAAAAAAACATAAGATGATGAAAGGAAAATGTTTATATATTATTAAGCATAATGATACTAATAATAAATATAAATTTGGAATTAGTGTCGATATTAATTCTAGATATAGTTCATACCGAACTTACGATTTAACGAATTTTTTATATATTGTTTATACAGAAGATAATAAAATTTTGGAAGATTGTATTTCTAAAAAATTCAGAAATCAATTAGTAAGATATGACAGTGAATGGATATGTAATGTTGAATTGAATGATATTATAAAATTTATTGATGATGTTATTGATTTATTGGAATTAGAAACCAAAAAATATACCAATATGGATGAAATTATTATAAAGGACGAAGATAATGATCAAAGTTATAGTGATGTACAAGAATTAGAAAATAATCAAATTAATGAATCAAAAACAGAAGAAACTGAAAACAAATTAAATGAAAATCAAGAAATAAATAAAAAATGTAATAAATGTTTATTAATTCTTCCTAAAACATCATTTAATAAAGATAAAAGTAAAAAAGATGGACATCATAGTACTTGCCGTCTTTGTGAAAAACATGCAAAAAAACAATATATGCTTAAAAAACAAGAAACAATGGAACAAATTACTGAAAAACAATGTAAAATTTGTAATATAGTAAAAAATGTTACAAATTTTTCAAAACATTTATATTGTAAGGATGGTTATGTTGCTCATTGTCATGATTGCATACAAAAAAATTCAAATGATAAAAGAAAATTAGATCGTGAAAACAATATTCGTTATAGATGTGGAAGATGTGGTTCTGATTATTCAAGAAAAGATGTATTAATTAAACATCAAAAAAATTGTATGACTTGATTATTTATCAAGTCTAGAAAAATAATTTTATCTATTATTAGTATATAAATCTTGTAAAGTTATATAAAATTTTTTTAAATTTTGTTAAAAAAATTTTAATTTACCATCAGAATCTTTATTTTGTTTTTTCCAAGTATTATTATTTTTATAACACGTATATTTTTTTATGAAATTAATTTATTGTTTATTGAAATTTGTATATTTAATAATATTATGTATTCTAGGATGTCCCAACAAATTAAAATATTTTTATCATTAAAGCATTCATTTTCATATATTGAATTTACAGTTTTTTTTAAATCTTTTAAAAATGAAAACTAAAGGAATATTTAATAAATGTGCAGAATTATATATAGTTTGTTGTGGACGAATAGATGTACAGGGATATGGACATATAATAAAATAAATTGGATATCTATTTTTTGCAATGTCAGGTAATGCTGAGGCTCCATAAATACCTTTTACAATCTGATATAAATGGATCATCTCCTTCACCATGACGAATTATAAATATATTTTAAGGACCAAATCCTTTTTGTACAGTCAATGCATTTACATAATTAGAAGATATAGAAAAATTATTATAGTAAATCGTATTTAATTTTGTTGCTGTCGTTTTTGCTGTCGATGATCATTTTCTTCTTCAAAATCCATGATAAAATCCCAAATTTCAGGTTTAGATGCACCAAGATGACCTTGTAAAGGATTATCATAAATATAATACATTACGGATTGAACTGTTAATTTTTTTAAATCATTACAAAAAGTTGTAAATGTAGTATTAGATTTAATTCCATAATATGTTGAACTAGAAATTTTTAACTGATCAAATGATTGTTTAAACAAATTATAAAATTGTTTATTTTCTTTTAAAATGGTTAAAAGTTTTTGTAAACATAGAAAAGTATTTAGAACGTATCCTTTAAAATTATCAATAGAAACCTTCTTTTTATTGTTAATTTTTTTCACTTCAATAAATTGAAATCCTTCTGTATTTTCAGTATACATAAAAAAAGCAAATAATTGACAGAATCCTTGAGTATTTTTGGGTTGAAAATTATCATAAGGATCCATTTTTTGTTTATTTTTTACAGCAATAAAATGTGTGCTTCCCCCAACTGGAATTTTATAATAAATTCCATCAAAATTTTTTTTATTAATAGTATTTTCAGGTTGTAATGATATATTATTTTGTTGACATAAAAAATAATAAGGAGAATCAATTTCACTATTCAAAATATTCGCTATAATTGATTGAAATGCTTCAAATTGACTTTCTTTTCCAGTTACAGAAGGTAGAACACATAATTGTTTGTTAACAGGATAATCTGACATTTATTTTTAAAATAAAATATTTTTAAAAATCATTTTTAATATAAATTTTCGCAATACCTTGTAATAAATTCATGGCAAATGGAAATTTGTTGTCTTTTATTCCATCCAAATAAGAAGCATGTTTCTCGAAAATTTTAGATTTATTTACATTCTGATATTTATATATCTTACAAAATATGCGATCCTCATATTTTTACCTTACACCCGGTTCCATTATTAAAAAAAAGATTCATTATACCAAAACAAACTGAAATAAAATCAAACTAAAAAATTTGCATAATTTACATATAAATAAATTATTTATAATATAATTATTAGCCTCGTTTTCGATTTAAGACCCAAATTTATTTAAACAATTGGAAAAAAAAAATTGTAATTTTTTTTTTTCTTGGAACATATAAACAAAAAAGTAAAATGTCTATAGTAACATCCAATCTTACCTCAGGCTTTATCGATTTGGCTACCTATGATGAACTAGAAAAATATATGTACGGTGGTAATGATGCCACAGCGTACTTTGTCCGCCAAACCAGGAAATCAACATGGTTCACTCAAGTACCGGTGGTTCTTAGTCGTGCATCAGGCACACCTGGATTTAGTCAAGAATGGTCGGTGAGCATTTCTCGTGCTGGTGACTATTTATTATACACTTGGATGCGTTTAGTATTACCACCCGTGGCTACTGTCCCCGCTTATGCTGGCAAAAAAGAAGGTAGAGATATTACAATCGATACGTATGTATCCTGGACACCCAATCTTATGCACAATCTTATCAGAGAAGCGGCTATTACATTTAACGATCTTGTTGCCGCGCGATTTGATAATTATCAACTCGATTTCTGGGCTGCCTTTACGACTCCTGCGGGCAAACAGATTGGTTATCTGAATATGATCGGTATGACTGACGATCTTATTACTCCTCGCAAAGCACTCCCTCAAAAAACACTCAATCTACCCTTACCATTCTTCTTCTCGCGTGATAGTGGTGTGGCTCTACCAACTGCCGCGCTTCCTTACAATGATATGAGAATCCAATTCTCTATTAGAAATTATTATGAATTATTGGTGGCCTGGGATTACATTACTTTCCTCGATACCAACGAAACGATTGTTATCTCTCGTGTCCCCGTTCTTGCTGATTTCGGTACTACACTCCCCGAACTATCCAGCGTGCAAGTTTGGGCCAATTATGCCATCGTGTCCAATGATGAGCGTAAACGCATGGCCTGCGCCCCTCGTGATATTTTAATCGAACAGGTGCAAACAGCCCCTATTCAATCCTTCAATCCATTCCAAAATCCTAACCAAAGTTACGATATCCGTTTCTCTCATGCCATTAAAGTTTTATTCTTCTCCGTCCGAAACACAGTCGTGCCTTCTTATTGGTCCAACTACACCACAAGAGAAACACAAGTTATCGGAAAAGCCGACTATGATGACAGTCTTCTCATTGATCAACATTTCCCAGGTTCGGATCCTATTGCGGAAACTTCCCTCATATACGAAAATACTCAACGTCTCGCACAAATGGGATCCGATTATTACAGTTTAGTCGAACCCTGGTTCGCTGCTCCTGTCATCCCTGTTGTGGCTGGTTACCATCTCTACTCGTACTCGCTTGATTTTATTGCTTTAGATCCGTTAGGAAGCACCAATTATGGAAAATTAACCAACGTTTCCATTATCCCTACCGCGAGTGTGGAAGCTCGTGTGGCGGCTGAACCCAAAAATCTCACCTTCGAAGCAATCAACGGTTCATCTGGTTCTTCATTACCAGTCTTCTTACGTGCCCAAACATACCAGTTTATCGTAACGGCCGTAAATAACAATATCATCCGTATCTCAGGAGGTCGAAACCCAAAAGTGCCTCCAACAGTCAACTGCTTTCATGGTTGTGGAATAACCATGGAAGGAAAACAGTGTAATATTCCACTTATTTTTGCATCTGCATGAATAATATATAATTGGCTAGTCCATTTGTTCATCCGAGTTTTTGGTGATGACATGGGCAAGACCCCTTATAATGTTCGGGAATCCCCTAAAGCTTCTGCTACCACTCCACTTCCGAAAGGATTTGTGAGGAACACGGTTAACGGCCGTACCCAATGGTAAGAACGCAGAAGATGAAAAATCATGTCAATGATTTTGAAATGGGCAATCCGCGGGTAAAGTCTCTAAACTTTCAAATTGAAAGCATGAGACTCCCACAACGACCGCACGGGGGTCGGGAAGTTGGAAACAACTTTCTTAAGATACAGTCTACTCCTTTCCGAAAGGTGAGGTACAAGTATATATTTGATTTCTGAAATTATTATTTCAGTATCGATTTTATACTGGGCTTTAGGGTTTCCCGTTCTCTGATCATTCGCATTTGCGAATGTGGCTTTTGGTTTGCAGAATAAAAAATCTTTTTATCGAAGAGTTTTATATATTCAAAATATATAAAACCTGCAAAAAATTACTTATTCAAAAGGTAAAATACATTTCCGATCATTCACATCATAATCATTATAAAAAAGATAAACGACTTCACAAAAATATTTCAACAAATCCAAATCTATTTGTAAGTACAGTTTATGACTTAATCCTCCAGAAAAAGCTCAAAAGGAGTGCTACACATTTGGACATTCATACCCATATGATTTTTATAATAATAATCAGGATTTTTAAAGACCATTGTATATTTATGAGTAAATTGTCCCCTAGCATCACGGATTTCAAAATTAAATTCTTCATTTGTTTTTTCAATGGGTCCTAAACAAAAATAATCATCATAATACTTTTTCATATGTTTCTTAATTCGTTGATGAAACGCTTTTCCAAGTTCTCGTTCATAAGGATTGTCCAGACGAACCATATTTTTAAGAATTCCAGTTTCAATTAAAGTCATTTTTAAAATATTTATAAAAACAGTGTTATAAATTCAATTTTTTTTTTACCTCTGCATTCTTCACTAATACGAATAATACTATACCAAAGTTTGCAGTTTTTCTAATCTATTATGGAGTTCCAGATTTTCTTTTTCCATTTCCAATAATTTATTTTTCAATTCTAGATTTTCTACTTTTAATTTTTGAATCTGAAGATGTAAATCAGTTTCTTGTAATAAAATTTCTATATGATTTATAAAATCTATTAATGTAGAGGGAGGACGATATATTTCTTTTTGACGATTATAAGAAACACGATAACGATCTAGCAAATTATGAATTTGAGTCTCAATATTTTGACTGGAAATCTCAAAAATTTTCAAGATACGAAATTGTTGATATTCGGTTTCGGTCGTTGATAAATGCTTATTTTCTCTTTTCAAATAATTGGTAGAAAAACCTATTTTAACAAGACTATCTCCGATATAGGCAATATACAAAACATTTGTATTCGTATGAATAAATTGATTTTCTAATTCTAATTTTTCGGCTTCAATATCAATTTCTTTAAGATCAATTAAAAATTTTAGGGGTCTTTGTAATTCAACTTTACCAGTCATCATTAATTCATGAACCCATTTAGAAATTTGCACAGAGAATTGAGGTGAAATCCATCGTGCTAAATCTATAGCAACTAATTGATGTACATAAGATCCTTGATTTTTAAAATCTCCTCCTTGAATTATATTTATGATATTGGTAGAGGGAATTCCCTCCACGGATTCTAATGTTTGTAAAAATTCTTGCGTCGTTTTTAATCTTATATAATCATGAAATTTTTTATTTCCAGCTTTACATAGAACGGTTGCATTTATCATTATATTTTTTCCTTGTCTAAATGGAATTGTAAATGCTTTATTATCGGATAAATTTAGAATAAATTCTGTTATTTTATCGTTATTATGTTCAATATTGTTATTTTGATCATCATTAACAATTTCTTTATTTTGATTTTCTTTCATCTTTTTCATTTCTTCATCATATTTTTTATGTATATTAATTAAGGCATTTGTATTTAATTTATTATATCCAGCTATAATACGATCTTTTGCAAGATTTTTTAATTCTTTTAAAGTCATATTTTCATATTTATTCAATATAGGATGTTCATCTTTATTTTTATCAAAATTTTCTAAATCTCGGATCATTTCATCTTTAGTTTTATGACATTGAACAATATTTCTTTGTTTGCATAAATCTCTCAATTCAAACACATTTTTTAACCTATAATCATTTTTATTTATTGATATATTTTCAATTGGTTTATCCCATATATTTTGTTTTCGTCGTTCTACAGTTTCTTTTAACTTTGATAATAATTGTGGCAAAACATTTTGTCTACGAATTCCAATTGTTAATCCTATTTCCAATGCTTTATCACCTAGTTTTTTATAACTTAGATTTTCCCAAGATTTAATTTCTTCATCATCAATTGGTTTTTTTATAAGTTCAACAAATTTATCCCAGTCGTTTCCTCGTTTTTCAATATGTCTTGCTTGATATGGATCGTTATCATCTTTATCTTTATTTTGTAAAACATATTCAAAAGTAGCAATCCAATTAAGCAAAGTTGATGCGGATAATGTACCATGTTCTCCTCTTGATGATCGTCCCACAAAATACCTAGCCGTTTTTTGAATACCATTACAAATTATAGATTCCATCAAATACTCATATCTTATGTTCTTTGATTGTGCCTCTATTACAAAATTCTTTGGATTTGATAAAACTACAATGGTCATTTCGATTTTATATTAATGTATGCATTTCTTTAAATAGATTTATTAAAATTTTTTTACGAAGCTCTCGTTTTTCCACTAATACGAATAATACTATACCAAAGTTTGCAGTTTTTCTAATCTATTATGGAGTTCTAGATTTTCTTTTTGTAACTTTAGAATTATTTTATCTCTTTCCATCAATTGATATTTTACACCGTCCGACATTTAAAATGTTAATGGATCTTCGTGTAAATCTTGGGTCGTGGGTGTCGATGTAACCCCACTGATTGAACGCTTTGTTCGTTTGAGATACTCTGGTCTTTCTCTCCTTCCTATTGCCTCCTTAGCAATCTTCCAGATATTAATCGCCCCATTCGTATCTCGATTCCATAGCCCACATCCGTTCTTACAACGTAGCAGTCCATGTCTCTTGATGATATTCTCTTTCCAATACTTTGGGTTTTGACACCATCGGAATGTCTTGGTTTCGGATCCACAATTGGCACACCGACAACTTGTCTTGTGTTCATCGACAAGATAAACCTCGTATCCATGCCGTCGGAATAAGGTTCTAAATCCTTTCCCTTTAATTGGTTCTTTGAATTTCCTATGTTGTTTCTGTTCAAATTCTCCAATTCCTATAATTGTTTCTTCTGGTGATCCAAAGATCTTCTTGAACCGTTTCATCATCATCGATTCCGTCTTTTGTCGTCGCATGTACCCTCCAAGTTTGAGTTTCCTGAATATATATCTCTGGTAAAAGTCTTGGAGGTTGAAATTTATATTGTTTTTCTTCTCGATATAATCTTGGAATCGTCCAAAATCGAGAGTTTTCTTATTGTAATGGCTCAACTCCGTCTCCCATCTCACCACATCCTGATGAGCCACGATCTCTTTCTTCCATTCCAGAGTAAGATCCCTGTATTTCTTTGATTTGGTCTCTTGTCTCCGTTGATTCTGCGAATATCTGAATTTGGAAATGGTGTCTTTCTGATCACCATTCACACAGTAGATCAGATCATTCAAACCCGGATCCACACCTACGACATTTTTCTCTTGGAGTCTGGTATATTCAGGGTCTTCCAATTCATCTATATACTTTTCTGTCGGAGGTGTCCTTCTGGGTTTGAAACGAAAGATCGAACGTCCCTGAAGTTCCTTCTTGATTAATAGAATACTACACGACACGCCATCCGTCGAGATCATATGATCGAATGTATATTTGTGCGTATCGGACAGATGAAAACACTTCTTGTTTGTCTTGAAAAAGAAGCCCCATATGTTTGATTGATTTCTCACGAGATTTCCTTTTGTAAGGAATTCTTCTTTTGTCCCTTGTTCTTCCGTCAGACAGATATGAACCAGACTGGTTGTATCAATCCTGATATGTTTTGGTACTATATCAGTGCGCAAGGGACACACACTATTGAGTTTGAGACCGAGTGATTCCAATTCTTTCATCATATAGAACATGTGGGGAAGATAATCCTGTGGCGAACACTGGATGTCATAATAT